ACAACCTTGCCTGCGAGATTGCGCCAGAGTTTGGTGTCGAACCAAGCCCACAAGTCTCACGCATTGCAATGTCGGCCAAGCGCAACCTCAAGCGGATCAATAACCCCGATGACGTGATGTCGATGCCCTACGCTATTGTTGCCACACGCCAGCGGTTCAACATCTATGCCGGGAATTACTAAGTGAAGACACCCATCCTTGGCAGCAGCTATGTCGCCCGCAGCGTCAATGCTGCGGACAACAGGATGGTGAACCTGTTTCCCGAAGCCGTGCCCGAAGGAGGCAAAGAGGCAGGATTCCTGCAACGCTGCCCTGGCCTCAGTCTGCTGGCAACCATTGGTACTGGCCCCATCCGTGGGCTGTGGTCGTTTGGGGGGCTTGGGTATGTAGTGTCGGGCACATCCCTTTACAAAATCACTACAGCTTACGTGCCCACCCTGATAGGAACTGTGGCCGGATCAGGCCCGGTTAGCATCGCCGATAACGGTACTCAGATGTTCATTGCGGCCAACGGCCCTAGCTACATCTACAACGCCTCGACCGCAGAGTTCGCCATGATAACGGACGTAGACTTTGCTGGTGCCGTGACAGTGGGCTACATCGACGGGTATTTTGTGTTCAATGAGCCTAATTCCCAACGAGTGTGGATTACCAGCTTGCTTGATGGCACGTCCATTGACCCATTGGAATTCGCGTCCGCTGAAGGCAACCCCGACAATTTGATTGCCTTGATGGTTGACCATCGTGAGATATGGATGTTTGGGGCCAACAGTATTGAGGTATGGTACGACGCGGGTACTGTAGACTTCCCTTTGCAGCGCATCCAAGGTGCCTTCAACGAGCTAGGTTGCGCAGCACCATACTCGATAGCCAAACTGGACAATGCCTTGTTCTGGCTCGGTTCTGATGCCCGAGGTAAAGGTGTTGTATACCGATCTAATGGATATGCGGGGCAGCGCATATCGACCCATGCGGTTGAATGGCAAATCCAGCAGTATGGCGACTTGTCTGACGCCATTGGCTACACCTACCAGCAAGACGGCCACGCCTTCTATGTGCTGGTGTTCCCGAGCGCCAACACGACATGGGTCTACGATGTGGCGACCCAGGCGTGGCATGAACGGGCCGGCTGGACTGATGGTACATTTACCCGGCATCGTAGCAACTGCCAGATGGTGTTCAATGACCAGATCATCGTAGGCGACTATGCCACTGGCAAAATCTATGCCTTTGACCCCGATGTGTACGCTGACGATGGGCAAATCCAGAAGTGGCTACGGTCTTGGCGGGCGTTGCCCACAGGCCAGAACAACCTGAAACGGACATCACACCACAGCTTGCAACTCGATTGTGAATCTGGTGTTGGTCTGAATGTTATTTCTGACAATGATGGGTATGAAGCTATTGCTACGGAAACCAGCATTGAGATAACCACGGAGACAGGTGAGGTGATCGTCACATCTGAGTACGTGGGTGCGGTCGGTTGGAATCCCCAAGTCATGCTGCGCTGGTCAGACGATGGCGGTCACACTTGGAGCAACGAGCATTGGACAGGCATGGGGCCGATAGGCCAAACTAATCGCCGGGTGATCTGGCGTCGGTTGGGCATGACCACCAAGTTGCGCGACCGTGTGTACGAAATCTCTGGCACTGATCCGGTGAAGATCGCGGTCATGGGCGCTGAACTACTGCTGAGTGGCACCAATGCTTAACGTCACCAATATCCCCGCGCCTCGTGTTGGTCTGGTGGACGGCACGGGAAACGTTTCGCGGGAATGGTATCGGTTTTTCCAAAATATCTTTCTGTTGACCGGCGCTGGACGGCGCAACCCGTCGCTCCAGAACCCAACAACGGTCACAGTTGGAGTGTCCCCGTTCAGCTATACCAATGAGTCTGGTGGGCCGCTGGAGTTGGTTGTCAGTGGTGGTGGGGTGTCTAAGATGGAGATATCCCGCGATCAGACGACGTACATCAATACCGGCAGCTACTACGGGATGTTTACCCTTGCGCCCAAAGATGTGATTCGGATCACATATATTGCAGCGCCTACAATTACGGCAGTGACGCAGTAAGGAGAATATATGAGCTTCTTTGGAACATTATTGGGGGGTGCGGCAGGATTCATGCTTGGTGGACCGCAAGGTGCGATGATGGGCGCGAGCCTTGGTGGTGGCCTAGATGCGGCTGGCGCGGCACAGGACGCGGCGCAGACACAAGCAGATGCTGCCAATCGTGCGGCTGATCTACAACGTCAGACGTATGAAGAACAGACCAAGCTGAACGCGCCGTGGCGAGAAGCGGGGCTGACAGGACAGAACCGGCTGATGCAACTCCTCGGACTTGGGGGCGATGCCGGTGCTGCGGGGTACGGTAAGTACGCGCAAGATTTCAGCATGAAGGATTTTCAGCAAGACCCAGGTTACGCCTTCCGCTTGTCCGAGGGTCAAAAGGCACTCGACCGGCAAGCCGCCGCGCGTGGTGGCTTGATCTCTGGTGGCGCGCTCAAGGCCGCTACTCGATTTGGTCAGGATATGGGCAGTCAAGAGTACGGCAATGCCTTCAATCGCTACCAGACCAATCGCACGAACCAGTTACAACCTCTAGGCAACCTGATGGCGTCGGGGCAAGCTGCAACGAACCAACAGGCAGCCCAAGCGGGGCAATATGGTGTCAACGCAGGCAATCTGATGGGACAGGCAGGGCAGTCTGTCGCGGCGGGCCAATTGGGTGCAGGTAACACTTTGAACAATGCACTAGGTACTATGGCGAGTACGTACCAGAACCAAAACAACTTCAACCGTTGGTTGGCACAGCAGCCCGGCGCTACTACGGCATATAACCCAGGCTACAACTGGCTGACGGAGTAATCATGGCTGATCTAAACGCTCTCATCGCTCAAGGCGTCCAATTTCAGCGCCCTCCAGACCCGTTTGCGCAGTACGGGCAGATGCAGCAACTCCAGCAGGGCCAGCAACAAAATCAGTTGAACCAGATGAAGATGCAGCAAATGCAGCAAGCATCGCAAAGGCAAAATGCGCTGTATGGCACACTAGCGGGGTTTAAGCCAGATATGCCAGTAGACGCGCAAGTGGCTGAACTGGTTCGCGGCGGGCACTTGACAGAAGCTCGGTCACTGGCTGAAAGCCATGCCAAAGCCCAAAAAGATTTACGGGATGCTGATGCCGCGCAGTTGACAAACTTTGCGACGAAGACCAAACTGGCGGGACAAATATTGGCAGGCGTGAAGGACGACGCCAGCTACCAACGGGCACTACCAAAATTAGCGGCTATCGATCCGAAAGCTGCCGCCGCTATGCCGCCAACATTTGACCCTGCGTTTGTGGCAAATGAGGTCCAAGCGGGGCTTGATCTTAAAGAACAACTTGAGCGGCACTTCCAAGAACAAAACCTTGGTGGGAGTGTTCGCACCGTAGCTATGCCGAAGTACGGCACGGGCCCGGCAGCAGTGGTGCAAGGCAGTGAAGCTGCAGTCACCCCGCTACCTGCAGATGTTGAAGCACAAAAGGCTCGAATTGCCTTGGCGGGTAGGCCACCCGCACAACCGCGCCCTGAGCAGCCTCCTGTGGCAGTGGTAGACCAAGCAACGGGCAAGATTGTGTACGTGTCGCGGGAAGAAGCACTAGCTAACCGCATGACGCCCGCTACGTCTATTGAGGGCATAGCGCCTAAAGAGATTCAGAAGCGTGAAGCGGCATACCCACAAGTAACCGCTGCGTTTAAGGGTGCCATTGCAGAGAACGAGCAACTTGCCAGCGATCTGGAGAAGCTAAAAGTACACCCTGGCTTGAGCGGCATGACAGGCACTATTTACGGTCGTACTCTAAGCATGAAGGGGCCGTCGAAAGAAGCTAAAGCCCTGTACGACAAGATCGTTGCGCGGGGTGGCTTTCAAAAGCTTACCGATATGCGCCAGTCGTCCCCAACAGGCGCGGCGTTGGGCCCAGTGTCTGATTCGGAAGGCAAATACCTACGCGCAGCGTTTGGTGCTTTAGACCCGAATCAGAATACGGATAGCTTCCAGAAAGCGATTGACCAAGCCATTACCGAGTTGCGTAGTTCTAATGGCCGGCTCCAAGACGCATACGGCATGACCTACGATTACCGAGGCGAACAAAGTGCCCCGGCTCCCAAGCCCGGTGGTTCAGCACTTAGTCCAGCAGAGCAATCCGAATTGGATGCGCTGCGTATCAGGTTCAAGAAATAATGGACCCCCGCGAAGAACTCCAAGCCCTGCGCCGCATGGCTGAACTTGAGGCAAAAGCTTCAGGTGCTGCTGCTGTGACTCCAGTAGACACTACCCCACAATGGGGCCGTGAGAACCCCAACTTGTTCAAGGCAGCACAAGCTACACGGCAGTACCTTGGGCCGACATTGGAAGCCGGAAGTGCTATTGCTGGCGCTGCGTTGGGTACTGCAGTTGCGCCCGTTGTTGGCACTGTAGGTGGCGCAGGCTTGGGGTACGGTATCGGTACAGGCATTACAAAGATGGCAGACGTTGCGCTAGGTAACGTCCCGCCTGAGACTGCGCCCCAAGCCCTCACACGCGGGGCTAGGGACGTGCTGACTGGCGCTACGCTAGAAGCCGGAGGCGCGGTCGCAGGGAAAGTTCTAAGCAAGGCGGCAAAAGCCGCAGGATGGGTGTGGGATGCGTTCTCTGGAAAGTTGGTCAACGTCCGTGCAGGCAAAATCGCGCGGGAGATTGCTGGCGCAGACCTTGGCACGATCAAAGACCTAGCCAAGAGTACAGGCCCTAACTTAACTGCTGCCCAAGCCACACAAGCGTCGGGGAATAACGTCCTAGCAGCCTTGGGTGAAAAGGCAGCAAAGAACGATGTAACCAATTTTTTCTCTCGTACTGCTGCAGAGCAAGAAGCGGCACGTCAAGCGACATTGCGCAGCGTAACGCCTGATTTAGCTGCAACGACCGCTGCACGCGACGCAGCAGCAAAAGTAAACTACGACCGCGCTTTTGCGGCGGACTTGCAACGGCAGCGTATCACTGCAGAAGCTGCTGCAGCACAAAAATCCTTGGCACAAACCACGGGGGCCGCGCCAGTACCGACTAATGTCACTCCTGCGCTTGAAGCCCTTAAAACCAACCCTGTGATACAGGCTGCAGCCAAAGAAGCGTCTGTGCTGGCACGGACTGAAGGTGCCAGTATTGGCGATCCAATGGCGTCGTTGCAAGGGCTTCACTATATGAAGCTGGCGATTGACAACCAGTTCAAAAATCGCGCGGCTGCAACCGCGCTCCAGAACTATAGTGACGCGGCGCTTCAAAACACTAAAACAAGGCTCCTTGGGGCTATGGAAGACCCAAGCATTTCCCCGTTATATGGTGTAGCTCGGCAAACGTATGCTGCGCAAAGTGCCCCCGTCGATCAATCGCGGGTTCTTGGCGCAATGCAAGATGTTCTAGCCAAACCGGGCGGCGGCGAACGTGTGGTGCCATTCCTCAACGTGCTTGGCACGGGTGAAAATGCACTAATCAAACGTGCAGGTGGTGATCCAAGATTCGGTGGGCTTGAAGAAGTG